TGGAGCCATCATTATTATCAACACACGTTATCATTATGATGACCTGTGTGGTTGGCTGTTGAAACAGGAACAGAATGCAGAAGAAAGCGTATACCCGTGGGAAGTAATTAGTATCCCTGCATGGCTGGACGAGCCAGCAGCAGAACTCCTTGGGCTTCCTGTAGGCAGTTCATACTTCCCAGAGTGGAAGTCAGATGAAGTTCTACGGTTAGACGAACAGGAAATCAGAGCGTCCAACGGAAGCAGGTATTGGAACGCATTGTATATGCAAGACCCAAGCCCTGATGACGGTGGCATTATCAAAAAGAAGTGGTTCCAGTGGTGGGACTATGATGAGCCGCCCCCGTGCGACTTCGTTATCCAGACCTATGATACAGCATTCAGCACGTCTAGAACTGCTGACTATAGTGTTATTCAGACATGGGGAATCTTCAACAACTATGTAGATGATGGCTATGGCGGCGAAGGTATTGCTTCCAATATTATTCTTCTTAGTAATGTTCGTGGAAGATTTGAGTACCCAGAACTAAGACGTAAGGCACAGGAACTGTTCCAGCAGTTCAGGCCAGATGTGTGTATTATTGAAAAGAAAGCATCTGGTCAGTCCTTGCTGCAGGACATGCGACGTGCAGGTCTTCCTGTGCTGGACTATCTTCCTGACAGGGACAAAGTGTCACGTGTATATGCGTCTACGCCCATGATGGAAGCGGGACGTGTATGGCTACCTAATGACCGTGTGTGGGCAGATGACCTGTTCTCAGAATGTATGTCCTTTCCTAATGGAGCACACGATGACCAAGTGGACTGTATGACAATGGCAATCCATTATATGAAAGACAGTTGGAACCTTATACACCCGGAAGACCCTGATTGGGACGACGATGTTAACCCAAGACGACAAAGAAGGGTTGCATATTGGAGAACATAGGTATATAATTGTGAACAGTTAGGTATTAACTTTATTTAGCAGGGAAAAAAATGGCTATAGAAAAAAATCCAAATGATCAGATGGAAACATCTGATAACGTAATTCCAGTTAACTTTGACCAAGAATCTTCGGAAAATGTAAACTTTCAAGTTGATCCTGACACGGGTGAAATTGAAGTTGAATTTTCTATGGAAGATGGTTCTATGGAAATTGAGTTTGAAATGGAAGGCGGCGAGTTTTATGAGAACCTTGCAGAAAGCCTTGACGAAGAAACTCTAACATCCATTGGTCAAGAAGTTTACGATAATTTTGAAGCAGATAAGGCATCACGTTCTGAGTGGGAGTCCATGTTTGAACGTGGGTTCGATCTCCTTGGTCTGAAGTTGGAAGAAACTACAGAACCATTTGAAGGTGCCGCAACTGCTGTCCACCCATTGCTGATCGAATCAGCAGTCAAGTTCCAATCAAGGGCAAGTCAAGAACTTTTCCCTGCTTCCGGGCCTGTAAAGACCCAAGTTCTAGGTGACGTAACAGATGAACGTCAACGTCAAGCCAACCGTGTTCGTAACTTTATGAACTACCAGTTGACCGAGCAAATGCCGGAATACTTTGACGAATTTGAACGTATGCTGTTCCACCTGCCCTTGATTGGTTCATCTTTCAAAAAGATTTATTATGATGCTTCTGTAAAGCGTCCGGTCAGTGAGTTTGTGCCTATCGACCAGTTCTATGTGTCTTACTATGCAACTGATCTGAGACGTGCAGACCGCTATACCCATGTTCTGTATCGCAGCCCTGTAGAGATGGCTCGTCAGGTTGAAGCAGGTATGTATATTGGTGACGAACTTCCAGAACCATATATGCCGGAACAGTCCGCACTTACAGAAAAAATGGACACCGTTCTTGGCCTTTCGCCGTCTTCTGACACAGATATGCAGTATGTTCTTCTTGAGCAGCATTGTTATCTGAATATTGAAGAAGAAGGTGCGTGTCCATACATTGTAACTATTGAAGAACAATCACAAAAAGTTATTTCCATTCGTCGTAACTGGGATCCAGAAGACGAAACAAAACAAAAGAAAATGTTCTTTACGCATTATCGTTTTGTTCCGGGCTTTGGTTTCTACGGCCTTGGTCTTATTCACTTCCTTGGTAACCTTACCATGTCTGCTACGGCAGCACTTCGGAACCTTATTGATGCGGGTCAGTTTGCTAATCTTCCCGGTGGTTTCAAAGCAAAGGGTGTTCGTATTGTTGGCGACAATGATCCGATTGCTCCGGGTGAGTTCAAAGAAGTTGAAGCAACCGGCATGGACCTTACCAAGTCCATTGTACCACTTCCATACAAAGAGCCATCAGGAACTCTGTTCCAAATGCTTCAGTTTATTTCTGGTGCAGGACAAAAGTTTGCTGACACGACCGAGCAGGTAATCAGCGAAGGTTCTAACTATGGCCCGGTTGGTACAACTATGGCACTGCTTGAAGCATCAAGCAAGTTCTTTAGTGCTATTCATAAACGACTGCACAAGTCGCAAAGAGACGAATTCAAAATTCTGGCACGTATTGATTATGAAAGCCTACCGGCAGAATACCCCTACGATGTCCCCGGCGTGTCAGAAAGAATTTTCAAGTATGATTTTGATGGGCGTGTAGACGTTCTTCCTGTCAGTGACCCGAATATCCCGTCTTCTGCACATCGCTTGATGATGACGCAGATGGCTATGCAGTTGGCACAGACTGCACCACCGGGTATGTTTAATATGGAAGAACTGAACCGTACACTTCTTAATGCAGCAAATATTCCTAATCTGGATCGTATCCTGCCTAAGAAGCCGGAACCGCAGCCGCTTGATCCTGTAACGGATATTGAAGCTGCAACAAAGGGCTTGCCAATTAAAGCCTTTGCCGGTCAAAACCATGACGCCCATATCCAAGTCAAAACAATGTTCCTGCAAGACCCTGCAAATGGTGGTAATCCCATTATGCAACGTGTATCGCCGGTTCTTCAAGCAAACATTCAAGAACATATTGTAATGAAGTATGAAGAACAAGTTAACGGTATTACACGTCAAATGCTGGCACAGGCACCTGCTGGTGATCCTAACGCCCAGAATCCTGCAGTTATTGAACAGGTTATGGCCGCTGCGGCCCAGCAAGTTATGCAAGCCAACATGGCTGCTGCACAACAAGGTGGTGGACCGGAGCAGCAAATGGTTGCTATTGAAGCAGCACGGCTTGATGTCGAAAAGCAAAAAGTTAATGCCCAGCTTGCTAAAGAAGCAACCGAAGGTGCAATCAAGAATCGTGATCTTGATTTGAAAGAACAAAAACTTGCGCTTGACGCTTACAAGATAGGAGCAGAGAACACTCTGAAAGCTGATGAAAAAGAGAAAGATCGAAATACAAAAACGGCTATCAAGGCTGTCGAAATCCTTGCTGATCTCATCAAACAAGAAGACAACATCAAAAACTCCGAAACGCTTAAAGCGGCAGACATGATTACCAAACTGTTATCAGACGCAAAGAAACAAAGAAGTAGCTAATGCTTTGGGATGAAATAGATAGAGTGCTGCAAAAAGAAATTGCAGCACTTAAAAATTCACTTGCATCTGGCTCCGCAACAGACTATCATTCATATACAAATGCTGTTGGTAGAATCTCAGGTCTTGAATGGGCCAGAGAAGAAATCAAGCATGTTGTTAAAACAATGATAGACGAAGATGAAGTGGAGTAAAAAGAAATGCAATCAGTAGCTATGGAAAAAGCAATGTTGAACGACGAATGGATTTCACGTGATGAAGCACCTGATCCAGACGTTCTTCCGGAAGTACCCGGATTTCATTTGCTTATCCGTCCGGTTTCTGTAAAAGAACAAACCAAAGGTGGTATCATTCTTCCAGATTCTACAAAGAATGATATTGCTTATCTGACTACGGTAGGCAGAGTTCTCAAAGTTGGAGACATTGCTTATCAAGATACTAGTAAGTTTCCTAACGGTCCTTGGTGTAAGCCGGGTGACTATGTGTGTTATGGAAAACATTCCGGCCAAAAGTTTTTTTACAAGGGTGTTCGGATGCTTCTTTTGTTTGATGACCAGATTTCTATGGTTGTTCAAGACCCAAAAGAACTCGATCCGACATTTAATCTGTCAAACTAATGGCTAAGAACTTTTTAAATAAAACGGCATCTTTTGACAAACCTAAAAAGAAAAAGCCGGGAAGACATAAAAAAAAGCTGAATAAACGCAATAAACCTAAAAATTTCTTTGGGTAGCTATTGTGTATGTATAAGCTGTAATGTATTATATAAAACAGTTGCGTAATTCGTCAGTTTCGCAAATGACGTAAAAAAGGAGAAATAAATGTCCGAAGACAATGATTGGACTACGGTTGATACTTCTGGCACCGTAAAATCAGAAGAAGAAAAAGTTGAGTTTGAAATTGAAGGCGAAGAAGAACAGCAGCAAGAAGAAGTTGTAGCTGCCCAGCCCGAAGTTGAAACTAAACAAGAAGTTGTTCAAGAAGAACAGGATCAAAAACCTGAACAGGAAGAACAGCAGTCTGGAGCACAAAAGCGGATTCGTCAGCTTGTGCGTCAGAAAAAAGAACGTGAAGAAAAAATTGCTGAACTTGTTGCTCGACAGAAAGAACTAGAAGAGCAACTCAAAGCAAAACAACAGGAAGTTGAAACGTCTGTTGAAAAAAGCTTTGAATCGGCAGAGCAAAACGTAAGCAATCGAATTGAGATGGCTCGTGATGCTTATCGCCAAGCCCTTGAATCTGGCGACACAGATCGGATTGTAAAGGCACAGGAGCATTTGTCTGCAGCACAGAATGATGCAGCAATGCTTAAAATGAATAAGCAGCAGTTTGTTCAACAACGTCCTGCAGAAGTTCAACAACCTGAACAGTCTGCCCAGCCGCAACAATCGGCACAGTATGATCGCTTGGCGGTCGAATGGGCGGGACGGAATCCTTGGTTCGGTCAAGATTCAGTAATGACTACACTGGCTCTTGAAATTGATAATGAATTGAAAAGCGAAGGTTATGATCCTTCCGATGAAGACTTCTATCAAGAAATTGATATGCGTCTTCGCAATAAATTCCCCGAAAGATTCGGTGGACAAGAACAACAACGGCAGCAGGAAACGTCATCTCCTGCCCAAGTGGTTGCTGGAGCATCACGCACTTCGACAGCTTCAACTAGTAACAGCAAGAAAGTAAAACTTTCTAAGGAAGACATCCGACTTGCTGACAAATGGGGCATACCACTGGAACAATACGCCGCTGAAAAACTGAAAGTAGAACGAGCCGAAGGCGAGTATACTTCAGTTTATGGTAACTAAATAGCGTGGAGGTAACTTAAAATGGCACGTAATACAACAACATCACGTAACGCTGAATCTCGTGAACTCAACTCAAGGGAACAGGAATATGAATACAGGGAACCTTCTCTTCTTGATATTCCTGAAATGGTAACAAATCGTTTTTCTGATCAAGGCATGAAGCTTCGTTGGATACGTATTAGCCTGAAAGGTCAGGACGATTACAAAAATATCGGTAAGAAGTTCCAAGAAGGTTGGGAATTCGTAACTATCGATGAAGTCCCTGAGATGCAGCATTCGTCCATCGTGAAGGACAGCGGACGGTATGAAGGCACAGTCTGTCGTGGAGACCTAGCTTTGGCAAAGATGCCAGCAGCAAGGGCCGAAAGCCGTCAACGGCATTTTGAGAATGTAAGCCGGGAAATGGTTGATGCAGTTAATGCACAGCTTATGAACGCAAGCGATTCTCGTATGCCTATTCGTAACAACAGTAAGACCCAAGTAACAAAAGGTCGAACTCCTAAGTTTCAAGACTAATTGAAGCAAGGTCGGAATTTTGTTTTTGGTGTGCAATTTTAAAAAGGGAGAAATCAAATGACTGCAACTCTAGCGTTGTCTGGCTTCCGACCTTCTCGTAAACGTGGCGCAAACATGAACAACCAAGGTACAAACGAGTACCCGATTGCTAATGCTTACGCTGCTAACATTTTTACCGGCGATCTTGTCCGTATCAATGCAGGGAATGTGGAAGTTATCACTACTGTAACTGAAGTCGTACAGGGTGTATTTATGGGCTGTCGCTATGTTTCTGATGCCGATGGGCAACAGAAGTTTAGCAAATACTGGCCTTCTGGTACATCTGCAACTGAGCGTTATGCTCTTGTTGCCGACGATTCTCGTGCCGTGTTTGAAGTTCAAGCAGATGCTTCGGTAACTGCTGGCGATCTTCACGGTTCTCAAAACTTTGCTGTGACCCTTGGTACGGGTTCTACCTTTACTGGTATGTCCGGCCACGGTATTGCCGCAGCAACTCGTACAACTGGTATTGCAATGTGCCGTCCGCTTGACTCTGTTGATGAGCCGGGTAACGACGTTGACGTAGCTGCTGAGAATGCTTATCTTAAACTGAATGTTCAACTCATTCAGCATACGGATAACTTCCTGACTGCTGCCGTAACTGCACCTGCAACTATTACAGCATATCTGCTGGGTTAATTAGGGAGATTAAATAATGGCTATTAATCGTTCAAGTATTGCGAAAGAGCTTCTCCCCGGCCTTAATGCTGTATTCGGCATGGAGTACGGAGAAGTTTCTGACGAACACGCACCGCTTTTCGACACTGAAAATTCGGATCGTGCGTTTGAAGAAGAAGTGCTTTTCACTGGTTTCGGCACCGCACCTGTTAAGGGTGAAGGCGCAGCCGTTTCCTACGATGACGCACAAGAAAGCTACACTGCTCGTTACACCCACGAAACGGTCGCACTTGCATTTGCAGTGACCGAAGAAGCAATGGAAGATAATCTTTATGATACTTTCGCAAAGCTTCGTGCTCGTGGGCTGGCCCGTGCAATGGCTAACACAAAGCAAGTTAAAGCTGCTGATGTTTTCAACAACGGCTTTAGCACGTCTTACCTTGGTGGTGACGGCGCAGCCATGTTCTCGGCTTCGCACCCGACCATTAGTGATGGTAACCAATCGAACCTTCTGACTGGTGATCTGTCGGAAGCTTCGCTGGAATCCGCACTGATTTCCATTTCCAAGGCAAAAGATGACCGTGGTATTCTGATTGGTCTGCAAGCTAAGTCGCTGCATATTCCGTCGGATCTGGCATTTACCGCTGATCAGATTTTGAACAGCACGATGTCTACCACCATTGGCGTTAACCCGACCACCGCTGGTAACGGTGCGACCAACGTCAATGACATTAACTCCATCCGCAATCAGGGTCTGGTTCCGGGCGGTTTCTTCGTAAACCGTCGCTTTACCGACACTGACGCTTGGTTCCTAAAGACTGATTGTCCGAATGGCACTAAGATGTTTGTACGTGCTGCGCTGCAAACCAAAATGGAACCGGACTTCGACACCGGTAACCTGCGGTTTAAGGCTCGTGAGCGTTACAGCTTCGGTTGGTCTGACTGGCGTGGCTTCTACGGTTCCGCTGGCGCATAAGGTTAGTTTACTAATCCTGATAAAAAACTTGGGAAGGGTCTTTGCATCCTTCCCATTTTTTTTGTATAATATACATAACGAACCACAACTAACTAATTAACAAAATATAGGTGACGTAATGGCTACTAATATTAGGCAAGGTTTTGTCACGGGCAGCGGTGCTGTTTTAGACATTGCCACAAGCACTACAATTTCTGATACTAGAATTAAGGGAGTAACTTATTCTGGCGTTGGAACCTTTCTTATTACCGGAACATCAACAGACCCGTATGGAAATCTAAAAGGAAGTAATCTTAAATTTATTGGAACAACAGTAGTAGATGCTGGAGATATTTATGTTCCTGATTTTGGATTAAGAGTAAACGGACCAGTTAAAGTTTCTGCCCCATCGTCGGCATCGACTGTTGGTATTTTCTATGGCTAATTACACGTTTCTTGTCGATGACATTATCGGCGCAACCGAAAACGATGGTTCGGAATTTTTGGCTTATATGCCAAAGATTACCAACCGTGCAGAAGAAAGGCTTACCCGTGATCTGGATGATTACGGATTAGTTGCCTATACTTCTGCAGCTATTAGTGCAGGAAACAATATTCTTACTCTTCCTTCCGGAACTCGTATTCTTAAAAATATTAATATGGTAGCAAACGGCACTCGCATTAGTTTGCTGCAACGTACCGATGAATATATCAGGGACTACTGGCCTGTAAGCGCAAGCACAGGAACTCCTGAATATTATGGTCGTAGGGACAATACAACGGTATTGATTGCTCCTACACCTGTTTCTACATTTGACGGAGAAATCGCATATGTAGCAAGACCTACCACATTGACATCTACAACACAGACTAACTACTTTAGTGACTATTGTTATGATGCTTTGTTCAATGCCTGTATGGTAGAAGCACTGGTCTTTATGAAAGACTATAATGCAGTTCAGCTTTTTGAAGCTAGATATAAAACCGCAATCACAGAACTGCAAAACAGAGCACGGAGAACACGCCGTGACGACATGGAAGCACCGGCAAGTCCAGCAGGTGCAGATAATCCGATTATTCAAGGGAGCACATAATGGGCGTATTTACAATGGTAGGCGGTAAGCTTGTCGAAAAGACATTCAAAAAAACCGCCAAGAAAGCTGCTAAAAAAGCAGCACCGAAAAAGAAACCTGCTGTAGCAAAGGATGACAAAGTAACCAAACCAAAGCGTGGTCGTCCTACTAAAGCGCAACGGGCAGCTAGGACACGAGCACTTAAAAAGCAACAGGCTGCAGCAGCAGCAAAGGCTCAAGCACCAAAGCGTGTTCGGACTAAACGTCAAGACCTTAGTGGTTTGACAAAAGAGCAACGTACAGAGCGTAGAAATTTAATTGAAGCATCTAACATTGAAAATAAATTAAGCCGTAGAGGTATAGATAAATATGTTCTTCCATCTAAAGTTCTTACTCTTACTCCTGAAGGTGAAAAGCTTGCAAAGCAAGGAAAGTTTAAAGAACTTCTTACTAAACGAAGACGCTATACATATGAAAGAACAGACGCACCTTCAACATCTCCTGATAGATTAGCACAATTTGAAATTTTTCCACGTGGTAAAGCACGTAGGGAAGCAATGGCTAATGCTTTTAATAATATGGGTAAGCAAGAAAAAATTGAATTTATTAAAAAAGCCGAAGGTCCAAAACTTACTGCTACTCAAATTAATGAAATTGTTGGTCAAGGTGGTACTAAGTTTAAAGTTGTCCAACAATCAATTCGTAAAATTATGGAAAAGGCAAAGCGTGAAGGCTATCCTACAACTCTTAAAGGTCTTCGTGAAGCACAAAAGAAACGTGGTAAGGTAAAGCCACAGTCTCGCCAAAAAGTAACTGCAGAAGTAGAACGTCAAACTACCAAAGCTAAAAAAACTATTACGTCCAAAATTAATAGCAAGGCTGCAGTGGCTCGTAGTAAAATTGGAAAGGCAGTTCAAAAAGGAACCATGACTAAAACAATGGCTCAACGCTTGAACAATAAAATTGAAACCCGTAGAAAGAATAACATTGACAGGGCAATGAAAAATCTGGAAGCCGGTAAGGCTGCAGATGTAGAAGCCATTCTTAAAAAGTTTCCGTTTATGGGTTCGTCGCCTACAAAAATTGGAACAACTACAGCACCAGCACGTAAAGCTGGCGGTAAAGTTGTGCCTAAGAAAATGAAAGGATTTTCCAAGCTTCCTGAAAAGGTACAACGTAAAATGAATCCTAAAATGGCCGCTAAATATAAAGGTGGCGGTCGTATTAAATCACCCCGTGGTTGTGGTGCAGCACTTCGTGGATATGGAAAGGCGATGAAATAATGGCTAAGAAAAAATCTGGTAAAATGTCTAAACTTAAAAAGTATGGCAAAGCAGGACTTGCTTCTGCAACTGTACCACTTGAATATATGGGCATTGATTTTATGGGCGATATTGGTTTGACAGCCGCAGAACTTATTAAGGCTGGCGTTCCTTTGTTTGAAGAAGGTGGTCAAATTAAAAGTAAGCCTAAACGTAAAAAACTTACTAAACCTTTACCTTTAGGAAGAGCACCTAGACTTACATTAGAAGGTAAGTTTAAAGCTAAACCTTTAGGAAAAGCACCTAATTTAAAAGGAAAAATAAATAAAGATGCTATTAAACTTCTTAAAAAAGGTGGACAAGCAAAATCTAAATCACCACGTGGATGTGGTAAAGCTTTGCGTGGTTACGGCAAGGCCATGAAGAAAGGAAAATAAAATGGCAATAATTGATCAAATTATGGCAGCTTTGGGTAAAGGCGCAAAGGGAACAAAAGGTCTTGTAAAGATTCGTATGCCTAACGGAAAAATTCAATCTTTTTCTGACCCAGCCAAACTTAGAGCGGCAATTAAAGCAGGTGGTAAACCAGTAAGTCAAGCAGCAATGCAAATGCCAAGACGAATGACTCCTTCTGAACGAGCAGCAGTTAGTGATGTAGGCGGTGTTGCACAAACTATTGCTCGTGGTAAAAAACCTATTTCTCAAATTGCAAGGGAAGCTACAAAAACTGTACCACCGGCACGTGCAGCTAAAAAACCCGGCACTGCTGTAGCTGTACGTCCTTCTACTGCTCTAGTTCCTAAGCCTAAGCCAAAACCACCAGCTAAAAAACCCGGTACTGCTTTAGTTCCTGCAGGTACACGTGCTGTTACTACAACAAAACAGCAACGGGCTGCTGCTGCAGATAATATTACTGCAATGTTAAAAAATATGCAGAAGAAAAAACCCAAAGGTTCTGTTCCTTCTGGCGGTCGTCGTTCAACAGTTAAACCACCAGCAGGTAAGCCTACACGTAGAATAACTAACTTGGAAAAAGCTTTGGCCGCTGCCATTGCTGCTGGTACAATCGGTGCAGCAACTCAACTGGGTAATAGAAAACCAGCTAAAGCTGGACAGGACACTCCCACTAAACCTGTACCGCCGGTATCAACTCCAACTCCAAAACCAAAAGCACAGAAACGTAAACCAAGCGGTCCCGCTACTCGTGGCTCTCAAAAACGTGGAGCAACCAAACTTATCACGGCAGGTAAAAATACTGGTTTTGGTCCTAAAGGTAATATCTTTCCAAGTAATGCAGAAGAGCGTAAGGCACTTATGACTATGTATGGTGGCACTGGTTCTGCTGCTGCTAAAGCTGCCATTGCAGGTAAACAGGGTAACATTGCTAAGGGCCGGTCTTTGTATGAAGCGGCTAAAGCAAAGCGTCTTAAAAAGACTACCAAGAAAGCATATGGTGGTAAAATTACGTCAATGCAAAAACCTACAAAACGTAAAACTACTATGATGCCTACAAAAAAATCTGCTATGAAAGCTAAATCAAAAGGCAAGATGACAGATAAAAAACCTATGTCTCGTACTGAAATGCCCGGTGCAATGATGTATAAGAAAGGTGGTCTTGTTGCTCGTCAGGTTAAAGGTTGGGGAGCGGCTCGTCGTCCTAAAAAATAACAGGAGTCTACAATGCCATTGACCAAAGGACGTTCTGCTAAAACAATTAGCAAGAACATACGTAAGCTGAAGAAAGAAGGTAAGCCGCAACGTCAGGCGGTAGCTATCGCTCTTTCTTCGGCTGGTAAATCCAAAAAGAATCCTATGGCCAAAAGTCTACAAGGCAAACAATTTGGTCCTAAGATTGTCAAACCTAAAAAGGGCAAAGGTTCTTATACTCGTAAGAATACAAGAACCTATGCCGCTGGTCAAAGCATTGGTAGTAAACCAAAGTCTACGGTAAAC